ATCGCCTGACGATTCAAATTACAATCAAGGGCATATCGTTTCAGAACACGAGTCACACGACCTACCTGTAGTGCTTTACGAACTCCCTGTCTATATTGATACATATCAAGTGTTTCTTGATCCTGTTCCAAAGGCAGAGTCGTCACAAGTAAATTAATCGTAGAATTTCGCTCTTCTACAGGAAGCATTACGTGACTGCACATACGAATCGCACGCCCAATGACCTGTTCGAGCTTATTCATGTGATACCAGCTGTCAAAGACAAATACTTCACGAATGAAGCGTAAATCAATACCTTCTGAGGCAACCTGAGATCCAAGAATGACTTTCACCTGTTTTCCTGTTACATTCGCATCACCACGAGCAGTCTCCACAGACAACTTGTTATTGGGCGAATACTCATCACGACCTGTGAGAAGAACATAATATGCAGGGGAAAAGGCGTGGTCTGAACCCGAATGAACACGCTCTCTCAGAGCACACTGTGAGCATTGACGTCCTTCTGCTTGTTGATTTCCATTGCTCAAAAAAGGTGTCTCTCTACCGAACAATGTATATCCATTGGCTTCTAGGGCCAAAGCAATTGACAAGGCTCCTGACTTCACAAAACGACTATAGACAAAGGAAACACCTCGTGTTGTCTTGAGTTTCGCTAGAAGCATCGCAGCCTTAGGCGAATGTCTCGCAATTACATCTTCTTTTAACCATGAAGGGTCTCTTGCTGTATACGCTTTAACAGATCCACGTGTTTCTTCAGTAAATGCGGAAGGAAATCCTGCCTCGCCTCCTGCTTCAGGAAACATCCAGTTTCCTGCCTGAATGAGCGTATCCACTGTGGCTAAACCAAGACCTCCAGCGTCAATCGTTTCTCTAGCAAGTTCCTGATACCGAACCAAGGCCTCGCCTTCAAAAGGACACGCTACGAAAGGAAGATTGAGCATTCTCTCCTTGTCTTCATCGGCCACAGGGGTTCCATTCGGAGAAAATGATGGCCATTGCTCTATAGAAGGTAAGCCCAAAGGCTCTAGACGAATCGGAAACGACAAGGGATTCTCGCCACGCATAAACGATAAATACACACTTGCAACACGACCCAGAATAGCCTCTCCATTTTCTTTGAAGGTTCCATCACGATTAAAGATATCATCCTCTCTTAGTGTGGCCTTCTTGTCATTACGCAGCAGTAAATCAAACAAAAAGATAATCTCACGATAACTATTATACATTGGTGTCGCTGTTAACAAGAGAAGCTTCAGTCCATCAGATGAATCCATCACGCGTTTCAGGTAAGGCGTGAGCCGTTTGCCCGCAAGACTCTCTGTCAGTTCCATGGCACCTCCAGGGGCATCCAGATTATCCTCATCGGCCTCACCAGGAATATCACGAAGATTGTGAGCCTCGTCGATAATCAGCATACGCCCTGAAAATTTCTTACGTAGAATCTCATTTTCCATCTGCATGCGTCTCTCACCTTGAATACCCTTCGGTATCGATTCGAGCAACCCTCGTATATGATTGTAAAATTGCGTGTAGCCATAAATCTCATACCGTTTTTTCTTCAGTCGATGAATCTTATTTCCAATTTCCTTAGTGTCACGCGATGACTCCATTCCTGTCAGCCTCAGATAGGTAGACCCAGTGCATCCATTAAATCGATTTGGCTCTCCTTCTTGTTGACCTAATATGAGGCGTTCCTCTGAAAAGATAGCACGTTCAAAACCAGGTTGAATATTGGGCGGCGCAACAATAATGACCTTTTTCCTCGGAAACATTTCTAGATACGCCTCAGCGACAGTAATAGCAGCACACGTTTTGCCCGTGCCTACACCATGATACAATAAGGCGGAGTTGTAGGGTGTCTTGGGTGAGATATATTGACTCACAAATCGCTGAACAGGGCTGATCTCAAACTCCTTATTAGGGTCACATGGATTATCACCTTCCTCCATTAATTCTTGAATGGTCTGCTGTTTGTGCTCAGCAAACTCTCTCTTCTGGAAAAGCTTTGAGACAAACTCAGGATCATTGATATCTGGATACAATCCAAATTCTTCCTCCTCTCTTGCTGAAGGAAAGAGGCCTCTTTCAGTCAGTGCTGTGAGAATGCGATCCCGCTCCTCAAAATTTGTTTCTTGTTGCCACCTTTCAAGAAGCTGTGCGTCCTCCATCTATTGAGGATGGAGAAGAGGACAGAAATTCCGTAACAGAGTTCCTAGGCGAAGAAGGATTTCTCGTTTTTCCACGTTTTCAGGTCTCAGTTTCTGAAGGGCATCGTTTAGAGTAAACCAACCAATGGCTCCAATCTCTCGTTTCATTAATGCATTCTTTTCATCGATACAAATATCTTTCTTATCCGGAACATAGACTACAAAATATTTATGACAATAATGGACATTGTTGCTTCCAAAAAAGATTTCATTCAGAGTATCCATATTATGAATGACAACAACACTGGAACTTGTGAGACCAGTCTCCTCGAACATTTCTCGCATAGCACAATCTAGATCTGACTCAAATCCGTCACGGCGTCCCTTTGGAAAGCCCCATTCGGGAGTATCCCAGTGTGTTGTTGCCTCATTTACAAGACTTTGTAGTGTCGCACGTGTTCCTGAGCAATCAATAGTAATACCTTCTCGAATTGCCAACAATTTATTCTTTGAATTCTCCTTGTCCTTTTTGTATTGAGTCTCAGAACTATCGGAGCCCCACATTTCGGCCCAGAGGTCCTCAAAATCTTTCTCTACAATCTTTTTACGTTCAGCGTCTGTCATTCCAGAGATTTGTTTCCGAATGTAGTCGAGGTCATTGACAGAATATTTACCACGAAGCATATCTACAAACCCGAGACTATCACGGCGTTGAATGAGAAGGACTTGAATCTTAGGAAAGGCGGGCTCAAATCCTGTTACACTCTGAGACTGAGTGCTTAGAGTCTTTTCTTGAGACCACGAGGAGTCATTCACGCGAAAAAGAAGTGTCCCGAAGCTCGTAACGGGTGAAGGGCAATCGCGAGAAGAATGGGTATATTGACCACAATTTGTGCAGTGTCTACTATTTTTTTGAAAATGGAACATGGGATAACCCGTTACTTTCTAGCTGTTCCGATACTTTAGCCTCTTCGTTCATCTCTTACTTTCAAACTATTCAGCAAAAGTAGATGCAGTTACCTCCATCAGCATGGGGGCCATTCTTCTGGCACACAATGCATATTGTTGCCTTAGGATACCCAACAAATCCTACGTATGCTCATAAGAAGGCCGCAAAAGAATTCATTGAATCGTTTGCCTTTCTGATTCCTTGTCCGATCTGCAAAGAGCACTTTATCGAGCATTTGAAGGAGTCACCAATCTCACCCTTTCTCGATAGGCGTGAAGATTTATTCAAGTGGACAGTGACATTACATAACAAGGTCAATAAGACACTTGGAAAGCCTATTGTCTCAGAGCTCGAGGCGATTTATTATTACAAGCGTCTAGGTCAACAGAATCGTTCACCTGTCATGAAGCCTGATGATTTTGCCGAGGCAGACATGAGGGCAACTCTTAAGGGAATTGCTGTGGGTGTTGCTGCTTCTTCCGTTGTCGCAGCCGCTATCTGGTATCTGAATAAAAATGAGTCTTAATAGATATGTCAAAGGAGGAGTCAATAAAAGAAGGGCTTTTGTTACCTACAGGTCCATCCAGAGAGGTAAGAAAAGAAGCAAAAAAGATTGTATTAGATCCTATTCTCACAGCTGAGCAAATCAAGTCTAGAGAAGGCACTTATTTCGATGAAAAAGCAATTAAGAAACTTATTGAAGAGGATGCTGATGTCTATGGAAAGGATCCCGAGGCGCCTGGTGGAGAGAGGCTTCTCGCGAAATTCAGAAAGAACGTGATTCCTAAAGAGCTCATTGAGAAGGGTTGGGAGGCATTTTACAGCACAGCAGCAGCAAGTCGCAATAGAGGGGCTGCTGCGGGCCCCATTAATCTGAAGAGCGCATACTGGAAAAAGAGAAAGCCGACGGAGATCACAAAGTGGTCAGCGAGATATACCCAGAATGGTAAAACTAGCAAGATGCGTGTGAATAACAATGTGTATAGCAGTGTTTTGGGATTTTTTGAGCAGACGCCATTTATGGGTCTACCGTGCCGCCTTACTTCCTATACGCAGAAATACTTCAAGCAGTATAAGCATGGTATGCCGTTTATTGAGGCACTGGATGGTGTCTTTAAAACACTCGTTCCTGAGCAGTATGCAAAACAGCGAAAGGCGGCGAGTGAAAAGCCAATGTATCGTATTGGTGATACAGCTTTCTCGTCAGTGACAATTAATCGTAATTTTCGAACGGCTCTTCATATGGATGATGGAGATTTCCGTGATGGATATGGCAACTTGTCGGTGATTGAACGTGGAAAATATCACGGAGGTATTACAATGTTTCCGAGATATGGTGTTGGATTTAATTTGAGAACGGGTGACTTTATTGCGATGGATGTTCATGAATGGCATTGTAATACTGAACTTTATGAAACCAAGGAGGATAAGGAATTCAATAAGGATCTTCCTAAGATTCATTTTGCAGACCCTTCTACCGGCACCATGGGAGTCGAAAAGGCCTTTACGCGCATCTCATTCGTGTGCTATTTACGTGAAAAGCTGCGTGGATGTAAGGAAGCAGAAACTCGGAAGTATTACAAACGTATTCATTTTGATCCCCAGCATGGTCCTAAGGGACAACAAACAAGGAAAAAGAAGGGAGTAGAACAGGAACAGGCCGAATGACAGACAGAGCAAAGGAACTCGCAAAAATGTTAGGCGCACCCATGCAAATAGCGGGCCCTTCAACATGGTCATTGCCATCACCAAATACTTCTACTATTGGTAATTCAGGTAGCAGCACTTCTGCTCCTGTGACAATTCTATATTACATTGGAATGATTCTCTTTGTTTTAATCATTATACTTGTTGTTGTTCATTATACAGGCATTTTCCAAGTCTTCTCTTTCATGGACGGTGATGGAGGCTATATTCCAATCCGAAAGACAAATGATGCACAAATTACGTGGGATTCAGGGCCCGTCGCTGCTGATTTGAGTGGCAATGTGACAGGAATTCTTCCATGCTCCTTCACAGTTCAACAGGACATTTATATAGAAAATGAAACTGTAATGGGATCAAAGAGACGTGTCTTTTTTTACAGGTCAGCAAATCCAATCATTCCATCAACAACCACAGATGACTTGATTAAATCCTATCCTGACTCTAATCTTCTCATGTATTTACTACCTAATACAAATGATCTAGTTGTTTCAGCGATCACTGAGGATAAGGATAAGGTTTTGTATCTCGAATCAACACCAACCGTCCTAAATGTCCCGATACGGCAGCCTTTCCGGCTCACGGTCGTGTTTTTACCACAAGTTCTTGAAGTTTATATGAATGGAAAGTTATTTGCGACAAAGACATTTCGGCATAGACCCAAAGCAACAAGCAATAACTTCTGGGGCCCTCCTGATCTGTTTAGGAATACTGTGCGTGTAATGAATTTTACATACTGGGATCGACCTTTAATGGCTATGGAGATTCCGAAAACTCCTCCAGCGATACCCGATGCATCAAAGTTTAATCCTTCTGGTTTACCCGCAGCTTCTTGCTCATAACTAGGATGGATGTCTATATCTTTGTTGTTGGAATAATAGTAGGCATTTTAATTGTCGTGTATTTTATTCCAAGATCATGGTTTAAGAAGATACAAGAATCAACACTAATAGGTCCTCTTTCATTGGAAAAGAAGCCTCAAATTGGAAAGACAGAAGATTCACAATTACTTCTATCTGCAACCAACACGGGTTCCTTCCAGGCCTTTGTATACCCTATGCCTCTCCAACGCACAGGAGAAATGACATTCTGCTCTGAGTCAAACCATGGTCAGCCAGGTCAAGAAGATTGCTCAACAGGTCGTTTTGGCATTTGTTCTTGTATAGGAAATGATTGCTCGACCTGCAAACATAATGGTTATGTGAATATTTTGAATATTTCAAATGTGGTTCGAATTGAACTTTTAGCTGCTCCGGATGCGAGTCGCCAGGGATCTGCCTCAGTTCAGCTTGTCGCACGTTGTTTGAGAAAGAAGGAAGGTAATGTTGCGACAGAAGTTGTTGAAGAAACACTGGTGCTTCCGAACATACCGTTCCAGAAATGGACAATGATCACTGTGGCAAGGGAGGGACGTCGCTTTGATATTTATTACAATAACTCTATTGTTCTCTCGAAGAGAATCCAATATATTCTGGATTCAGGTTCAGCGGTTGCTCCTGTTGTTGCAGGTGATCCGCGTCTGGATGGTATGATTGCACATGTGAATATTGTCCCGAAGAAATTTACGGCAAGTGACGTTTCAAATACATACAAGAATAAGGCTGATACGAATGGAGAACCTTATTTGGGTGGCGATACCGCTCTTCTTAGCACAATTACAAAGATGACACCATTCTGTAAGGATGGCTCATGTGTAAATGGACCTAATATCAAACCTGCATCACCCTTGATGAATTGGGAAACAAACTATGCTTGAGAATATTCTCCATAGACTTCAGAAGGTTATCAATGGATTCGTCACGTGGATCTCAAGTAAGTGGCATGTCAAGAGGAGTTGGGGGTGTGGCAGTTCTTATTCTAGGTGCCATTGGTCTATATTACCTTTACCAGTATCTCTTTACGGCGTCAGGGTTGGCTTCGGCTTCACTCATTACAACGGCAATTCCTGGTAATACCGTGCTTGATCCGTTCCCTATCCCTAACCCTTATGAAGGTGGTGAATATTCAGTATCATTTTGGATGTATATTACGGCATTTAAGGATACTCTCGCAATGAACAAGCATATTCTTGAAATCCGTGGTGCGTCATCATCTACGCTTGTTGTAGGACTCAGCTCATTCACAAGCAAGCTCTTAGTTCGTGTCAATTCATCTGGAACTACGGCATCAGGGGCTCTAACAACGCAGAAGGTAAGAGATATGTTTACAAAGACGGATTTGCCTTCCGGTCTACAGGACAGCCTAGAACTCTGCGACCTTCCCGAGGTAAATCTCCAGAAGTGGGTCTTTGTGTCAGTTGTCTTAAACGGCAAGTCATGCGATGTCTATATGGATGGCAAGCTGAACCGTTCTTGCGTCTTACCTTCTTACTATAAGGTGGATCCTAAGGGCACAAAGCTGAAGTTGTTGGACTTTAATGGATTCGAGGGCTATCTCGGCGACGTCTCTACATACAACTATGCTCTCAATCCCGATCAGATTTATCGTATGTATATGATGGGCCCGACGGATAACCAGTCAAGCTTCTTTGGATGGATCAAGAACATGTTCGATGTTCAGGGCAAGGTCACCTACAAATACCCGACACCTGCTGTCCAGTATGCCAAGGGACAGGTTAACTTCAGTGCGTAGACATACTAAATCATTTCTTAACCTCTGGTTGTTTGTTTCTTAAAATTAACAACTAACGGTAGAGATGTCAGACGCTGTTAATTCAGATTCAGGATTTGTAGGCCTCATTGCAGGAAAAGGATTTTTCCAACAGGTTCTGCTTGTTCTAGTAACACTAACCGTCCTTTTTTTCCTATTTGTGACGTTCGAGTATCTCGTTATTTCAGTCATGAGAATGGGAAGCAAGAGTGTTGAACTAATGCCTTATACGGTTGCTGCTGAAGACAAGCAGTATGTCTTCACACAGGATACAAATATAGATCCTTTTGCGAAGCAGATCCTCTTTTCAGACAATGAAAGAACTGGCACAGAGTTCAGTTACAGCTTTTTCTTATATGTAAACCCTTCGACATTTTCTGGGGATGATGTTCTGAAGCATGTATTCCACAAGGGCTTTGCGACACCTTGGCCTCTTCTAGGCCCCGGTGTTTTCTTGAAGGGCGATTCAAATACTCTTCGGGTTATCATGAATGCCTACAAGGGCCCGATGAGCTACGTTGATGTTGAGAATATTCCTGTGAGAAAGTGGTTCCACTGTGTTCTTGTCTGCAGAAAGAACAGCCTCGAGGTATATCTCAACGGAAATCTCATCAAGAAGTTACCATTTGAGGGTTCTTTGCCTTACCAGAACTTCCAGAATGTCACGTTGTTTAGCACACTGAACTTCACCTTGAGTGAAAAGAAAACGGTGTCACTTGATGGTCCTATTCGTTTCAATGGGGCATTTAGTGGAAACTTGAGCAACCTCTTCTATTTTGCCTATGCTTTGTCTTATACAGAAATCCAGGCGTTAGTAACAAAGGGTATCTCTTCAAAGACTCTCTCGAAAGCCCAGGATATGCCCCCGTATCTCACAGACACCTATTGGACAACAAGTTATCAGCAGAGGTAAATAATAAGTATCTAAATCCTTCTACCCTTTCTCTTAGTAGAGCAAGGGAAGAATGACAGGTGGCGGTTTATTAGCACTTGTGGCCTATGGCACACAAAACGTTCTTTTGAGCGGAAACCCTGAAATGACCTTCTGGTATAAATCATATAGAAGGTATAGTCATTTTAGTCAAGAATCTGTATCATTTGCTTTAGAGGGCCCGAATGAACTTTTCTGGAATCAGCCTATTAAACTCCGAGCGAAACTTCAACGCGTTGGAGATCTGGTAAGTGATCTATATTTTACATTTCGTGTTCCTGATATTTACAGCAAGGATGCATCAGGTAATCGTTCTTCTCCAAATACAACACAATATCAATATCAATGGGTTCGGTATCTAGGAGCAGCCCTCATTCAGAATGCCGCGTTTTATGTTGGAGGCCAGAAGATTCAGGAGTTTGATGGAACGTATCTTCTTGCGAAAGCCTTGGCTGATTATGATCGTAATACCTTTGAAAAGTGGAGAGTTCTAGTGGGCGATGTTCCAGAACTTACCACTCCTGCGACAGGACTTTATACAAGTGGAACAGGTGGATATCCGACGGTCTATCGAAACACCTCACTTCCTCTAGGATCTCAGACAAATAGGCCCTCTATTGCGGGTCAGGATGTCCATGTTCCTCTTTCATTCTGGTTTAGCGATGCAACTTCACAGGCTCTTCCTCTTGTTGCTCTACAGTATCACGACTGCGAGGTTCAACTGACGCTTAATTCAATTCAGGACCTCTATACAATCGCAGATGTCTCAGGAAACCGTGTAAATCCTGTGTATAAACTCCTGTCAAGTCAATCAAACCTACAGCAGAATATACCTGAGTATGTAACAACCGACGAGACAAATGTCGATTGGCGAAACTTTGCGACTGACATTGGTTCTTCAGTCCCTATTCTTAATGGGTGGTTTCTAAATCCGAGACTTCAGTGCACCTATGTCTATCTTGCGGATGAAGAACGAAAGACATTTGCGTCAAATCCGTTGTCTTATCTGATTCCTCAAACGACAATCTATTCATTCCCTGGACTCTATACACGTCAAACACTCGATCTGTATACGCACAATCCTGTCAGCAGACTTCTGTTTGTTCCGAGACGTAGTGACAGTCTACAGAATCGTAATGATTTTGCGAATTTCACCAATTGGTGGAATTATCCTATCGCTCCTTATGTTCCGACACCTGGAGCTCCTACTGGAGCATCATCTTCAGGAGTTCTTTTACCACAGGGCCAGCTCAATATTCTGAGAACTCTTCGTGTTCTGAGCGACGGAAATGAGATTCAGGAAGAAAAGCCCATTGAATATTTCACCAAGATTGTTCCGTGGAAGTCACTAGAAGGTCAGCAGAACACAAGGATTCCTGTGTATAACTTTGCATTACACTCACCGAGCACGCAGCCTTCTGGATCTCTCAATGCAAGTCGTATTAAGAATTTCCAGGTTGAAGTGGATGTCTGGCCACTGCCTGCGAATACAACCTATGTCTACAATCTGACAATCTATGTAGACAGTTTGAACTACTTTGTAGTCGAAGGAGGTATGGGTGGTGTTAAGTATGCTCTGTAGCCTTTAAACGAATCTCCATAAATCCACTTTTGCGTGTAGGATTAAGTTTCACCCAATCAGGATATTCTTTAAGCAAGAACTTCACAGCTAGTTCCTGTTTCTTTTTACGTTCAGGATCTGACTGCATTCCACCAGGTTCCTTGTAATAGGCAGTCTTAGGGGCTATAAAATTCAAACGAACAACTGACCCATCAAGCTCATACATACGTAGTGAGCGATAATAGTCATCCTTTTCACTTATGGGCAGCGTTAGATCTTTTAGTCCAGGATTAATGATACCAAAAAAACATCCGACGATGAATTTCAAATCTGTTGATACAGTTGGTTTCATAAAGAATCCATTTGCAGAAGCATAGATACCCCACATCCGGGCATTCACTTTTTTACATTCTTCAAATCCTCTTTTAATAACTTTTTCCAATGAAACAAGAGGCTTTTCGTGACGTTTTTCCTTCTCGTCGAATTCAATAAATGCTTTTACATCATCATCCATACAGACAAGATGTTTGCCAACTGGAAAATATCCTGTTATGAAGTTTCTGACTTCTTTTACACCTTTAACAGCCACGACGATTTTAAAGTATAGATCCTTAGGAACTGTATTCCGGTATACTTCCTCTTCATCTTTATCAGCCACAAAGATATAGATCTTTGAAGAAGGTATTCTGTATTTTTTGAGAGTTGCGAGCGTTTTTTCTGTTACTGTAGTTGCTCTTTTATATGATGGTATAGCAACTACATAATCATTCGTCAGTTTGCGTGTTTTGTTCACAACCATCTCCTTATATCTGCGAATAGAATCTACGAAAAAAGAAAGGAGACAGCGACTAGAGATGAGCCTAGCTGATTCAATAAGTAGAGGTATCGATTCAGCAACGTATAATCCTGCAGCAGAAAAGGCCGCAGCTGAACGTGATGCTGCTGCTTTACCGTCAAAGGAAAAATTCAAGAAGCTTTTGACACAAGTGAAGGCCGCTGTAGACACTTTGATTTCAAACAATACGATGTCAACTACATGCCTTCCTAAATTTAATGATCTGATTAAGACAAATACCGATTATATAACGACATCAGCATCAGCTGCGACCTGGGATCAGAGAAGCCAGTTGCTCAAGGATACAGAGGCTGATTTAACAGCGTCTAATACAGCAATCTTAAATCTCGAATATATCGCGAGAACTGGACCTAATGTGGTTGATGACATGGATGCAAAGAAACAGGTGCCAAATGCGAACTTTGTGAAGGATATGAAAGCCTTTTTTAATGATCTTGATAACTATAATCGATATGTGAGCTCACAAAAGACAATCGATCTTCAGAATAAGCTCAAAGCTGTAAAAGCATCTCTCACGCAAAGTGTTCCTCAGCCCTATCTTGGACTTATTCTTGATCCCAAGAATTCAAACATTGTAAAACAGAATAAGAATCTGAATGAAGCAAATAAGAAAGCTCAGGAAGAACAATTTAATCTATTTCGTCTTATGTCAACAACAAGGGATATCGCCACACAGGTTGTAACTGCTTTATTTTATATCATGATTTGCCTTGTTGCTGGAACTCTTGCAGCGAATGACGCCATTGGTCGTGATGTCCAATATAGAATTCTGTATTTTATCTATGGATTTATTTTTGGTCCCGTTGTGATTCTGTATTATTTATACCGTTGGTTTAATAAAGATGGACCTTACATTTACAGAATGTTGCCGATTTTTACAACGGAGACTGATAGCCAGCTGGGTCGGATGTTTCTCTATCCGTTCACCTATAAGGAGGACAAAAGAGCCACTGACGCGTATGCTGAGTTTATGAAGATGTCTGCAGATTTGGTGGGTGGTTCTGTGGATGCGAAACAGGCTGCTGAGGCCGCGGCTGCTGTGAAGGCAGATACTCTTACGAAGGGCATGGAGAACTTGAAATTACCTTCAACAGCAGTGACTAACACTGCGGCTATTACAGCTGGACCTGGAGCAAAGGCTGCAGGAAATATCCTGCAGGCAATGGGAGGCTTAAAAATTGGAACAAATGTATAAATAGCAATGTCATTACCATTTGTATCCGTTATTACACCCACATACAATCGTAGTCGTTTTATTCCTGCCTTGATAAAGTGTTATGAAAGCCAGGACTATCCAAAGGATCGCATGGAGTGGATTATTCTCGATGATGGCCAGGAGACGGTTGAAGAATTCTTTAAGGAACTATCACAGAGGCTCCCTAATATTCGGTATATCTATCTTGAAGATAAGCTTCTTATTGGTGGAAAGCGTAATCGTTTGAACCAGGAAGCTAAGGGTGATATTATTGTGGCCATGGACGATGATGATTTTTATTTTCCTTGTCGTGTTTCTGCTGCTGTTGAGGCCTTTCGAAAGAGTCCATCCATTGAACTTGCAGGTGCCTCTGAGATCTACATGTATTACTCGGACAACAAGGAGATCTGGAAGCTCGGCCCCTATTCACCTACTCACGCCACAAATGGAACAATGGCCTGGCGTTCATCCTATTCAAAGACTCACACATATGATGATATCGTAACACACTCAGAGGAACGTTCATTTCTTGAGGACTACAAACATCCGATGATTCAGTTGGATCCGATGAAGGTGATGTTGGTCATGAGTCACAGCGAGAATACCTTCGACAAGAAAAGGCTGAGGGAACAAGAAAATCCTTTTGTTAAGAGAACAGCACGTAAAATCGACGAGTTTATCAAGGATGAAGAACTTAAAAGCTTTTTTTCAAGTGCATAATAGAATGACAGAAGTTATACGTGGTAAGGATATTATCTACTCATTAGTTCCTATGGAATCATATAATATTTCTCTTATCAATAATGTTAAACGTCATGAAATTGTTGGATATGTTTTATTGAAGGAATATTGTGGCACATATAAATTCTATTCAATAGAAGACAAGTATACAAATCCTATTGAAAATCACTGGACTGCATCTATCATTAAGAACTACGATACTGAAAAGTGTTGGCTACTTATTAAAGAGCATCCTTGTAAGATTTCTAGTATCATGACGAAGATGTATAATAGACAAATATGTGATATGAGAAATTTTGATATTTTGAAGAGTGATACTAAGAATTGTTTAGTTGCTGTTGTAACTGAGATGGGTCTTGATTGAGCGGTCTAAACATTTGTCTTTTCCTTTCTTCAGAAGACGCCAATGGCCTATAACCATATAGACAAATTTGTCTCCGTTCTAAATGAGGCGTATAAGGGTTCTTTGACCTCTGATGCGACTCAGGCTACTCAGCCGACTGAAATCCGTGTTCCTTTGAGGGCTCACCAGAAGGCCATTTTGCATTCGATGGTTGAGCGTGAGAATCAGCTTTCAGTGGGTATGGATCTATGTGGTGCTAAAATCTATAGTCGTTTTTCTTTTCTAGGTGATGGTGTCGGTGTCGGCAAGTCACTCATGGTTCTCGGTCATATTGCTCAACTCAAGACAAAGCCTACGTTATCTCTGATTCCTCAGCTCGATGTCAATAGCACATCACAACTCTATAGTCTTCGTTCTAGTAATTATGCTCATGATTTATCTGATGCTGCGTGTTTAATTGTTGTTCCTCACACACTCTATCGC